AAACCAATCTGGCTAAATTCAAGATTTGCCTGCCCTAAGACAGTGCTTGGAAGATCATCACCAGAAAAATCAGTAAAAGCTACTGAATCGCTACCATAGCTAACTGTAATACTGCCAGCCATGATCAGATCCTCCGTCCGTTACGAAGTCGCATACGGGCGACATTGGTCATGATCTGAGAGGCATCTGTGACGGGTTGCTGGCTTTGAATTGTCACGTTGTTTGTGATGCGTTGGTTACCGCCAGAACCGCTTAAAGCAGCGGTCATTTGCTTGACTAGGTTGCCAGAATCAAGGTTAGAGTTGAATGCCTTCGGAGAAGAAAGCGCAGATGCTTTGTTGATCCTGTCCGTACTAGCAGCAGACAAGAAATCACCAACCATGCTCGCCGGAATAACAGTACCCGAAGTGGGAGCAGTCCACTTGATATTTCTGGCTGCCGGTAACATGCTGAATTTACCTGAATTACTTAGGAAGCCTTCTCGACCGCCACCATCATTAACGGTGTATTGCTTGCCTCCAGCAACCGGACCACCCATTGCACGAGCTGGTGCAGTACCAGAAAGCACAATCTTTTGCAATCTACCAGCCTCACCAACGGCAGCCTGTAAATAGCCATAAATTCTTTTCGTAGACTCTGCGCCTTCACCAAATTGAGCATTAACTGCTGCCATTACTGTATTAATACCAGAAGCGGCGCCTTGAGCACCATTCAATGCTGCTTTTACTTCTTCTGCAGCCTCAGCGCCTTGATCTACAGCTCCGAGTTCAGTATTCTCTTTTAGTTTTTGCGTCTTAGTTGTTAAATCAGCAAACTCTTTCAATGCTGCCCTGCTTTGACCGACAAACCTTTGCATGGTTTTTTCTGCATCTCCAAGTTTTACTGCTTGAACGCCAATCCTTTTAGCTGTCTGATCAGCAGAAAGCCCAATTTTCTCTTCAAGCCCTTTCGTAATAAGCGCTTGGTCTTGGCGCTGTTTGTTGATTCTAAGACTTTGAAGTTCTAAATTGTAATTTAGTTGCGAGCCTTTAATAATAGCCCCTTGTAAATTTGCAGCTTCCCCGTAGGCTTTTGCTAAACCGGTTTCTCCTCGCGCCTGAGCAATCTTAGCCTCTGCAAGAAGACGTAACTGAGCAATCCTTGCCTCGCTTTGTGCAATTTTGTTTTGAATATTAAGCTTAAAAGCCGCAATATTAAACTCAGCCTGATTAGCAACAGCTTGAGCCCTTAGTTGACGCTGAATGATCTGTCGTCTTTTGGCATTACCAACATCTAGTCCGCGAATCTCTCTGTTGACAACCTCATCAATCAATCCAGTAGCTGATCTTATGCCTGAAGTTAAACCGTCGGCTACTCCATCAAATGTAGACTTTAATCCGCTAACAGCAGAGCCTAAAATATCTACTTCTTTCTGTGTTTTCCTAACCCCGTCTTCGAATGCATCTATAACTGCGTTACGTGCATCAACCTCTAATTGAGCCTGTTTTTTAGACTCTGTTGCGATTAATTTTGTTAACTCACGAATTCTGTCCTGCCTTGCTTTTGAGAAAGCAGCACCTGATGCCTCCCTCCTTTTCAATTCAGACAATTCTTTATTAAGTACTCGGCTTCTCTCTTCTGATGCCGCGCTTTCAATACCGATATTTGAAGCAGCTATTAAAGATGCAGCAGCAGCACTTTTACCATACTTTTTAATCGCAGCGGTTTGCGCTTCGATTCTTTCAATGTCAATCTCATCATTAAGTTGTTTAGTCGCTTCTTTTAGCTGTTCAAGGGTTGCGATTTGCTTTGCAGCTGCATTACCGGCTTTGATCCTAGCGACAATTTCAGCCGAAATAGCCTCTAAAGATTTTTCCTGAAGAGCTAGTTGTTGGGAATTAAGTTTGATGTTTTTTCTGTAAAAATCAAGATAGCCTTTTCTTGGCTTATCTCTGGCTAATTCTGCTCTGAGCGCTTCCTTATCAGCTTCAATTTTGCCCCTCAAAGCAGCTGTGGTTGCCTTAAGGATTGCAGCTGAGTCCTCTAGATTTTTATCCTTAAAGTTTGAGAAATCAATTTGCCCTAACTCAACACCTAGCTTCCTTGCTGCTGCGCCTGCATCTAACAAAAGAGAATCAAATTTCAGGTTTTCTTCAAGCACTGCAAGACCTTCGCCAGATTGACTTAATTCATTAAATGCTGCAGCTGCTCTATTACTAGCTACAGCAGCGGTGGCGGCGGCTCCAATATAGACACCTAAAGCAGTACCACCTGTAAGAACGGTTGCTGCAAGAAGAGCCGCACCGCCAGCGACTACACCAAGTCCAGCAGCCCATGAAGCATTCGCCTTCCCAGCCTCATTAGTTTTTTTGACGTTGTCGGCAATTGATCCTGACAACTCTTCCTGGGCGTCTTTTGTTTTCTCTACCTTAGGGATAACTTCCTCTAGTCCGGCTTCAAACTCATTTGTAACTCCAGAATACCTTTTCCTGACTTCTTCTGCTGCTTTGCCTGCTGCTTGGAACATCCCAATCAGATTACCAATCAAATCAATGGCAATAGAAATAGCAATAAATGAGCCAATCTCTTTTAGGAAGCCTCCAATTTTCGCCCCAGCTCCTGATGCTGCAACGCCGGCAGAACTTACGGTTTGTCCATATTTGGCTACTGTTCCCGTTGTTTTTTGAGCTGCAGTGCCAACACCTAATATCTGATTTCTTAGATAACCTAAAGATTTTCCTGCTCGATATGCTTTTAGTCTTAAAAGCCGGAAATACTTAGAAGCTTTAATTGTCGCTGGGATAGTTCTAGCGAATTGAATGCCCGCAATTGCTTTTGATACCAGGAAGAATGCAGCCGCACCATTGATAAGTATCCCAATCAGTCCTCCAAATCCATCCCCTAATCCCAAGACAGCGTTAATGATTTTAAATAATGGTGCTGTAAAATTATTGAACGCTTCAATGCCAGCTAATACGTTCTTAATTAATACTTCTAACCCTTTAGCTGTTTGGTTAATTACAACAACAATAGTTTCGAATTGTGCAGTATTTGTGAATTCATTTAAAAACTCAGCAACAGCTAATCTGATCTGAAGAAAAGCCTTAACTGCTGGCTCGATGGCCTTCCCGACATCTTCTACTGTTTTGACATCAAGGTTGGCAATAAGATTTTGAAACTGCTGAATAGTTAAATTGCCATCCTTAACTCTTTTCTGTAACGCTTCAATTCCATTTTGCATTTTATTGACAGTTTTCACAAACACATCTGCTGTGATTTTACTGTCACTTATTAACTCGTTTAAAGCCTGTGTGGTAACACCAAGAGCATCCGCAAATTGAGTTCGGAAAGCTCCATCAAGTTCAGAGATCTGCTGATTAAGCTCTTCTGCTTGTAACTTGCCCTTTGAAAGAACCTGCGCGAATGCTTCAAGCAAACGACCAGACTGTTCAGAATTCAATCCCAACGTTGCGCTTCTCGCGCTAATCGAAGCAATAAAACGATCACTTTCATCTGCAGATGCTCCAACAGCCTCAAGCGCTGGAATCATCCGTTTGTAACTTTTCTCTACTTGCTGAATAGGTGCTCCAAGTGAATTAGCTGTTGTGGCGGCTTGTTGAAAGACACGATTTGTTTCTGCTTGTGTGTATCCAACATTGCGAATTGCTAAATTAAAGGATTCAATCTCTTTTGCCCTAGCAACATAAACACCTGCTGCATTACCAACAGACCTAAGCCCAGCAGACACTGCGGTGAAGGCCGCAGAGAAGACAGCAACTTTGCCTGCAAATTTTGTTAAATTACTAAAGAAACTAGTAGTTTTTGGCTTTGTTTTGCCTAAAGCTAAATCAAGTTTTTCAATTTCTTTGCTGAGCTTATCAAACTGAGGACTCGTTGTCTTAACAGCATCTCTCAACTTAACTAGTTCAGCTCGCTGTTCCCTAAGATCTGCAAGGCTCCCAACTTGAATGCCTTGAAGTGCTTTTAATTTACCTTCGGCTTGTTTTAGCTTGTTCCCATACTCTGCCCAAGCAGGGTTAACTCTATTTAATCCATCTCTTTGTTTTTTCAACAAAGAAATAGACTGTCTCGTCGCGGCAATCGAGCCATCTTGTACGACAATCTGATTTTTCTGGGATTTCGCTAATTTTTTGACTGCTACATCTTGATCGCTTAATTCCTTTAAAACTTTTGTTCCACTTGTCGTGAAAACATACTCAAAGTTTAATTTCTTACCGTCAAGATCAATGATTTTTTTTAATGTACTATCAATCCCGTTCTCAAGATCGCGCAAGGCTGCTTGGGCTTCACCGGTGCTAATATCAACTGAGACCGGTACGTTTAACATCCCAAGAACCTAAAAGGCTAAAATAGTCTGCCAAGAAAAAACCCCGCTCTGGGCGGGGCTTTCGGCGATTTTTGATGCTTATCAGTTAGCGTCAATCTCAAGGTTGTAAGGACCGTAGCCGTTCAAGGTAGCGGACCAGGAAACCACCGAGCCAGCTTCAATGGACTCGGAGTAGCCCTCAAGGGTGCCGTAACCGTAGATGGTCTCATCGGTGCCGGTAGGACCGATACGAGCGAACTTACAACGGAGGCTGTTGTTAACAGTGTTAGCCTCAGCCAAACGGAGCATCTGATAACCAGCGTCCTTGAAGTCAGCCACACCTTCCAGGGAGATGCTGAAAGACTTGGTGGTTGCAATGTTGGTGTTATAACCGCGAGTGGTGCGGTCATAGGTGATCACGTCTTCGCTAGAGGTGTCGGTCTCCAAGGAAGCGTTGGTCAGACCATACAGCTTGAAGGGCTTGTCCAGACCGTCCATGTCAAAGGCGGTGGAGTCAACCGTGAAGACACCAGTGGAAGTGCTATAAGCAACGGTTGCATCAGCAGCCGACAGGTTCAATTCGTCACCAGCAGCGGTGGTGTCGGTCACCAGGAAAGAAGTGCTGGTAGAAAGACCGGTGGCTTCGGTAATACCGGTGAAGTCCAGATCCACAGAGGTGGATGCCAGCGGGAGAAGGTAGACCTTATATCCGAAGGCCGCAGAATAATTAGCCATGGGTGAATTTCCAGAATGCTGAAAACTAAGCAAAAATGGGGGATTCACCCCACTAACGTAGTGTTCCTAATGGTCTGGAATACTATTTATTCCCCTACGGTAAAGAATCCAAGATGTCTACTGCATCTTGGTGTAATCCACCGTTCTCTGGGATCATAACCATCGTCTGTACACGCGCTCCAAGGCCCTCAGCCACGGCTAGTGTCTCAATAGATGTACTGCCATAAAACAGGTGCATCATCCGCTTTACAGCGGCATCTAGAGTGCTACCAGTAGACCCATCCCATACAATTAAAAATGCTTTCCACGTTGTTAATAAATCAGATGAGTCATTGACATAATCCTTGCGCTCTACGTCCCCAGAGTCATGAATAATACACTCAAGACCCGTCTGCGATTCTAGGTGAGGCAACTTCTCGCCTGGCGTCAAAATTACGATAGAGTCAGCAGTGCTGCCACCAGTAAAAGTGTAACTTCCTAAATAAGATAAAAACGTACTATCGTTAGCTAAAACGTTAAAAATTATCTGTGGTGTCGTGGCAAAAGTCTGTGCCATCAGAACACATAAAACCGTGTTCTAGTCTGCCCAAGTCAGGAATTATAAATAAGACAGCCGCAAAAGTGCTTATGAGAAGCCCACTTGCCTCATCCCTTCGCGGTCCTGTCTTCAATAGACCTCAATGATTGAGAAGGAATTTCAGATCCGTCCAAGGATACACGACTACCTTTATAATCTTGAGGCAATGACAAGAAAAGAAGCGAAACACCTTTGGCGTAAGGCAATTAAAAGCGCATGGTGTAACTGTTGTGCATACTGCGGGAACCCACCCATCGACGATGCATCATTGACGTTAGATCATGTAAAACCAAAAGCAAAAGGCGGCGAAGACATAACAAGCAATTGCATTCCAGCCTGTAAGCGTTGCAACCACTCAAAAGGCTCAGAAGATTGGGTTCAATGGTTTAACAGGCAACAATTTTATACGATTGAACGAGAATATCGTATCCGCCATTGGATTGAAAATGAAATTCAAAATATTCCCATTTCCGGGGATATTTATGATTGCGAAAAGTTTACAATTCCCCAAGAATAGGTAGTTCGATGTTCTCCTGAGCGCTATAGCGAATGTTTAGTTTTGGCATTTGTACTCTAATTTTTGCGCCATCAATTGCTTCCATTGTGATTTCCTTTTCTGAGACAACATCTTCACATATCAACATCCCTTTTACAAACTTATCTTCGACTGAAGGAGCTAGTATTATTGCATTCTTATGTTTATAGGCTAAGATTTCAGGTGGACTGCCTGACGAAGCTTTCTTGAGATCACTGTAAAAACACAAAGCCCATAACGGAAACTCTCTCATTTCAATGAGCTTCATGGCTGCAGATCCATAAACACTCATTGGAATATTCTGGTCCTCCTGTGTTTGATACAGGAAGAAATCTTCCATTTTGTATGGAACTTTTTGTTTTTTAGGATCGCGATTTGAGTTCGCAAATAATGATGTCAATAAAGATATCGGAGCTTCCAACTGATGCAAATACGCCTGACGGTATTTTGCACCATTTTGGTACGCATCTACCACATATTCATATGGTAAAGAGCTGAAGTTTTCAAAGGTAAATTCAGAATCCCCTGGATATAAAACCTTAAGCTCCCAAAATATCTTTTCAAATGGGATTATTACTCCCCACTCTCCTCTGTTGACTTTCCCACAATTTCTTTAACCTCTTCTTCTTCTGTTTTTTCTTTTACACCTTCGCGCTGTTCTTCTCTTTCATAGAGACTATTTAACTGTTCTAAAATAACGGGGTCAAGATCTAGAGTATCCTGAATTGTCCACTCATGATTAACACGAGTTTGCAAAAGAATAGTAGCTGCAGCGATTTGCCTCCTCTGCATGGACTCAGCCATTTTAGATGTTACGATTGCAATCTCTTCTGAATAATCAGAGCTGATTTTAGATGCTAGCTTATTGTTTGTCTGCCCAGACATCACTTCGGTAATCGCAGTATAAGCTTTTTCTGGCGTTGTTTTAAGGTCTGAACCGATTTTGTTTGCTAAACGCACTAAAAGGGAAACACCGTCTGAACCTTGAGTTACGTTCTCGACAAAAGATTTTTCAGCTACAGAAAGATATCCCTTGCGTTCAATTTCAAAAACCCCGACCTCATCATTGCCAACCTTGACAATTTCAATATTTTTTTTAGGTTGAACGACAAAAGGAAGAACTGCCATAACTCAAATACGAGCGGCATAGAATTCCTATTTTATATTTTTAGGCCCAAGCTTTTTCTTCAAAAAGGTCTCGAAGTATTTTTTATAAGTGCCAGTGAAATCAAATTTTTCAACAGGACCACCACCTAAAAGAACACCCTTAATCCAGGGCCTGCCAGGCATGTAAACACTCACATAGGGATTACCGTATGGATGAATGTATCCACCATAGTAAACAATCCCAGCATAATCGTAACCATCCTCTGGGTTTTCCGCTGAGTACATTATGTTGATCTGTCCAACTTCAACTTCAACGCGAACTGAGTCTCTTAACCTGCCTGATTGAATAATATCTCCGTCTCCATAAGTCCATCCCCAAACTTTTGACTCCATTGCAATACCAAGAGCGAGTTCAAGCTCTTCAGCAACAATCTGAAGAGTTTCATAATGCGCGGCCTCTGCTTCTTTCGGGAACTTCTTAGTGATTGTTTTTAAATCTGTAAACTGTGCAGAAGACTTAACCTTAATATTTGTTTTAATAGCTCCATCATCATTTTCTATTTTCTTGACAGCATTCATTATATTTTTTAATACCTGAGCGCCTGTAGATTTTACCCTTTTCTGTGGCATTAGTTCTGCAGGTCAGAAGCGGTAATTTGAATTTCTACGCCACCAAGAGCAGGATATAAGATTTCGTCAATGCCTTCGCCGCCAAATTGACCGCTAGACCGCTCAATCTTTGCAGTCATCGTCGGATCATTGCCGAACTTGAAGTCAATCTCGGTTCCAGGCAGCAGAAAAATCTCCTGTGAGGTGATGTTACTGAACGTCAGGCCAGATAGGTCACCCAACCAGTTTTCGCCGCCTAGAACGGCCTTCTGGAGGGCGTAGCCGCGATAATAAAACTTATCTCCACTGCCGCCAGGCAACATCCGACCTTCTAGCTGAGAAGCAAGTGGAACCGGTCTTGATCCACTCGTAACGCCCGTATACTGAATCCTTTTTAAATAACATTTGACGATATATTCAGTACCGCCGGAAGTTACTGGGCGACCGCTGACAATCGTTACTGTGCTCTGGCTGGTAACTTTGACCCGCCCGTTCCAATATTCTAGTAACGGACTAGCCATGGTCATTAAATGCCTAGCTTAGATTTCCGATTTGCCGGAGATCTTTCTCCCTATCTTCTTTGCTTTCTTAAGAATTTCTTTAGATTCTTCTCTTGATAGAACATTCTGGGCTCTTTTCATCAGCTTCAACAATTTCTTCCGTTGTTTTTCTATGTTGACCATCTTAATTACCTCACAATATTCAAGTTTTCCTTCATATTTGGGTATATTGAAATAGCGAATGCATTCGCAAATAGTCCTTTTTTCTCATTGCAATGATCAAAACCACTCTTGCCATCGCCGCTGTTGCTGCCCTGGCACCTGCTGGTGCTATTGCTGGCCCTTATGTCAACATTGAAGCCAATTCTGGTTTCTATGGTTCTGATTATCTGGGCACGGCTACTGACTTCCACGTCGGTTACGAAGGTGACCTCGGTGAATCCGCTTCCTGGTACATCCAAGGCGGTCCTAGCGTCCTCTCGCCCGACGGCGGTGAGAATGACACCATCTTTACTGCCAAAGGTGGTGGTTCCGTTGACGTGACCGAAAAGCTGAGCGTTTATGGTGAACTTAGCTTCGCTAACGGTATCAATGGCGCCGACAATGGCTACGGCACCAAGGTGGGTGCTAAGTACAAGTTCTGATAAACAATAAAAAAAGGGGGCCACTTAGGCCCCTTTTTCATGCTTTTACAGGATCATTCCTTAGCGATTTGATAAACAGGTACTTATCTAGTACCTTTTCTTTTTTCTGCTTCTTTAGAAGCTGTTGGATCATAACCAATTCAGACATTGGCCTTCTCCTTCTTCCAATGATACTCTTTACCGCGATAGGTAAAGTTATCATCTCCCCGTTGGAGGATCAACTCATGCCAGGCACGAGATTCTTCCTTAGAGGTTTTGGTGTCATACTTGACACCGCGATAAGTCACGACAGACATGATGAAAGCTCCGCTCGTAGTGAATGTTACACCAAAAGCGCGTTCCTTCAGTCAACGTGTGCGTCCCAGTTGCAATCTGAAGCCTCTTGAAGTTCCGTGACAATTTCAGTCTTGATCTGATCGCTCAAATCTTGGTGAAGTTTGACACGAGCAATAACAGCTTCCGCCTGCTGGCAATTAATACTAGAGGCGATTAAAAATTCCAACATGGAATGAACGATCCGTTCCGCGTTGTCTTACTTCCGCCTCCTGTTGGAGGTGAACGTACCTTAGTCTGCCTTACGCTCCTTCCGTATACATTAAAATCTCTTTCATCGCATCTTTCATCGTCTTTGAATAGCCCTCTACCGAGTGAGTGCTATTGTAAACAATCAACCAATAAAAGTAGTTATTGTGCTCAATGATTTCAATCCTCATTGCTGTAATCCTTCATTGCGATGGCACTTAAAGAGGTTAGCCAAATAATGACCATAACTGCAACTATTGGAACCATCTTTAGCAAAACAAGCACCCCTAGCCTGCCTAAGAGCACCGATTCTCAGCAATTGGTAACACAACAGGTTTGTTGTCATCCCAGTGCCTTACAGCATTAGCAATAATAGCAATATTTGTTACTAAATATGTGGTAAAAATAACTGTTCTGATCAGCGCAATCTGATCAGACTCCTTGTTGCAGCTAGAGCCCTTCTCTCCTAGCGCTTTGCACCATAGACGCCACATTTTTATTCTTTTTTGCCGGCGGACGATAAATTTGGGGCCAAGTATCTCTGATTATATCAGCGAGTTTGTCCGGTGTTTCGCTTGTTATCACTGGATTTCTTTAAATAACGGTCAGAATTCACCTCCGTGATGAGTGTCATACCGGATTTAACAAAATCCTTGCCCTTATCAACAGGTGAATTCGCCATTTCTCACTTCTTGCCGCCTTTTTTACCACCCTTGGGCTTCTTCTTGTCACCGTGTCCGTAATGCCCAGGCATAATTAAAGCCAATCCTGTCCTATTCTGCCAATCATTTAAACCGCACTAGGTGGTCGTTATGCACAATAAACCAATCAATACCTTTACCGTCTGAATCGCCCTCCATACAGATGTCTTCACCTTTATAAGTAGCACCTACAACAATAGAAAAACACTCCTCAATTACACGAATTTGAAGTTTCAAATTTTTTTCATCAAATTTTTCGCCATCTGGTAGTGTAAACGTACCAGAATAGCCACCCTTTTCACAGGAGTTATATAACACGCATACGCCATCAGGATTGATAAACTCGTATTCTTCGTCAGCAGGAACCTCCTCTACATCTTTCAGGAAAACAGGAGCTTCTTCTTCACCAGTCTTACAAACACCTACTAATTGATCAGTATAAGCACCCCAGCCCATACATCCATCAGTAATTGTGTCCCACGTTGGAAAATCAGCTTCTTTTTCATCCCAAACATCTACCTTGTCGGCAATTAAATCCCGATCAAATTCAGGCTTGCCGTCCTTACCAAATGTGAAATACTTCTTCACTTGCTCCTGACTAAGCTCCACTCCACCGATCTCACCCAGATAGCTGCGATTCCTGGGACGTTCACCACCAACCCAAATCGTGTACTCAGCCATTGTTAACAAAAATCTACCTTATTATATCAAAAAAAAGAGGCTGCCCGAAGGCAACCTCAACCCCAACCCGTTTAAGTATAACAATTACCCACCACAAGCAAACGTAATAAACAGAATCACTGACATTAACATTCCTGGTGCCAACAGAAGGGCTAGTTCACTCAAGTCAGATGCAGTCATAAAAAAGAGGGGTTGTTACCCCCCTAGTATATTAAAGTTTAACCAGTTTTCTTTAATAAAACAAAGTTTTGTTAAAACTTGGCTTCTTAATAAATTGCGTTTACCGGGTCAACCAACAGCAGGTGCCGTCAGTGCAACAGGAGTTGCCTCTTTCATCGCAAGATCCAACGGAAAATTATGAGCATTACGCTCATGCATTACCTCAAATCCTAAATTAGCACGGTTTAATACATCAGCCCACGTATTTACAACCCGATTCTGACTATCAGTTACGGATTGATTGAAGTTGAACCCGTTAAGGTTGAAAGCCATAGTGCTAACACCAAGGCTAGTAAACCAGATACCAACAACGGGCCAAGCAGCCAAGAAGAAGTGGAGGCTACGGCTGTTATTAAACGACGCATACTGGAAAATAAGTCGCCCAAAATAACCATGGGCAGCAACAATATTATAAGTTTCCTCCTCTTGGCCAAACTTATAACCATAGTTCTGACTTACATCCTCAGTCGTCTCCCGTACAAGACTACTTGTGACCAAACTTCCGTGCATAGCAGAAAAAAGACTACCACCGAATACACCGGCCACACCCAACATATGGAACGGATGCATAAGAATATTATGTTCGGCTTGGAAGACGAGCATAAAATTGAACGTTCCACTGATTCCCAAAGGCATTCCATCACTGAAGGAACCTTGCCCGAAGGGATAAACCAAAAATACAGCAGTTGCAGCAGCCACGGGAGCGCTATAAGCAACAAAAATCCAAGGACGCATACCCAAACGATAGGAAAGCTCCCACTCACGTCCGAGATACGCAAACACGCCGATGAGAAAATGGAACACCACCAATTGGTACGGTCCACCATTGTATAACCACTCATCAAGACTTACTGCCTCCCAAATAGGATACAGATGTAAACCAATAGCATTGCTACTGGGAACAACAGCACCAGAAATAATATTGTTGCCATAAAGTAATGAACCGGCAACAGGCTCCCGAATGCCATCAATGTCAACCGGTGGCGCAGCAACAAACGCCATGATAAAGCAAGTAGCGGCAGCTAACAAGCAAGGAATCATTAAGACACCAAACCATCCCACATAAAGACGATTATTCGTACTGGTAACCCAGTCGCAAAATGACTCCCATGAGCTTGCTTCTTGCCGACGGGCAATAGATGCAGTCATGAGAACAATAAAAATTATAGAAAAACCGCCAAAAATCAAGCGGTCTTTACAGTCTACCCATACTGTTAACTTTTGTTACTTACCCCTACAACTCCCACAACTACTAATCTCACCCTTTACATACTTACTAAATGCTGCATTCATCTTCACAAATTTATCACACCTCCTACACCATACTTCAACTAACTCCTGAGAACTAACACTCCTAATTAATTCATTCATCCACTCCTCATTCTCAGGATGCTCAGTCATTACGATCTATATAACATCGTACTTTGACTTCCCAATCTCCGATCAATAATTGGACAAAAACTAAAAATAGTCAGCAAATCATTAACATTTCTCCTCTTTTCAATCGTAATCGCCTCATACCTTCCACCCTTATTTGTCTCCCACTCTAATACATCAGCCTTAATTAACGTCTTACCTCCATCAGCACCAGTATTAACCGTCTTCTCAACCGTTACAGCAGCATCATACCCATCCAATAACCCCCTAACAGTACTAACTAACGTACTACTCATGCCACCTAACTCATTCATACATACAATCATCTCATTAATCGTATACTCACTAACCCCTACACCAACAGCTACTAATACCCTCTCAGCATCCCCAGCAACCCATCCTAACCCAGTGTTTAAAGTTGCCATCGGAATAATACCCCTTCATCTCTATACTTCCATATTCGTTACACTGAACTAACACTAATAATTAATAATGAATACTACCCTCTCATACACCCTATCCCTCCTCCTAGCAACCTCCGATCAACACCAAATAGCCTCTAATC